AATATATAATTCTTTTTGTAAAACCCCATTTGTTGAAAAATTATTTTACATATTAACAATAATAATTGTTTCAAATATAATTATTTCAATTTATAGCCCCGCAAGTAACCTAAAAATATACGAAGGTTTTGAACCCAATAATGAAGACTATAAAGATGGTAAAAAATTTATGGTGAAATACGGTCCGGATATATATGATGATTTTTATGTGCAAATATATGACGATTTAGTATTTAATAAAAATAAAGATAATTTTGAAATTATGGAAATAATTAGTAATACATCACCATCCTCGTCAAGTAATATTTTAGATGTAGGGTCAGGAACAGGACACCATGTTAAAAATATGAACGACAATGGGTATAAATGCATGGGTGTAGATATCTCGCAATCGATGGTGGCCAAGGCAAAAGAAAATTATCCGGATATGAACTATATCCAAGGTGACGTTTCATCAATGCTTATATTTCAGCCGAATACATTCTCTCATATTACTTGTTTGTATTTTACAATTTATTATATGAAGAATAAAAAACAATTTTTTGACAATTGTATGAATTGGTTAGAGCCTGGCGGGTTTTTAGCACTTCATTTAGTGAATCGTAATAAATTTGACCCAGTCATTCCAGCAGGATCCCCTTTTAATATCGTATCACCTCAAAATTATTCTAAAGAGAGAATAACATCAAGTGTAGTTGTATTTAATAATTTTGAATATAAATCTAATTTTGATTTTAAGTTTGAAGATGATTTAGCCATTCTAAATGAAACATTTAAATTTAATAATGATGGCCGTGTCCGTAAAAATGAACATAAATTTTATATGGAAACCCAAAATACAATATTAGGAATGGCCAAAGATTCAGGATTTATTTTTAGTGCCGAAATCAGTATGTTAAATTGTCAATATGAAAATCAATCAATTTATATATTACAAAAACCCAATTAAATATTAATATATTAATAATATTAATAATAATCTTTAATCTATTAATAGTTATACTTATAATCATATAAAATAATCATTCTTATATAATTATAATAATCTTGCTTACGCTATTTACTTAACTATATTAATCCTAATTAATTAATGAATAATAATATACCAAATAAACAACTATCATCATCATCATCATTGGGAGAGACCTCCTCATCCGAAAATATTTTTTATTATGTTAATGACAATAATGACAATAATGACAATAATGACAATAATGACAATAATGACAACGACTCTTCTTGTTCTTGTTCTTCTTCTTCTTCTTCTTGTTCAACAATAAATAATGAAGAAAAAATTACTACATTGTATAACGAATGTGGTATTAATCTAAATAATTCATTTGATTACTATATGACCAATTATACTGTTAAACAATTAACACATATTATGAATTACTATAAAATAAATATACATAAATTACGTAAAAATGAAATGGCGCAGTTGATTGTTTTATTTGAAAATGAATATAATAATATTTATAGGGTGAATCAACGTGAAAAATTATGGAATTATATTTCAGAAATTAAAAACGATGAATATTTAAGTAAAATTTTACTTTTTGATATTTAAAATAGTGTCTTCTTATTGTATAAAAGTATAAAAGTATAAAAGTATAAAAGTATAAAAGTATAAAAGTATAAAAGTATAAAAGTATAAAAGTATAAAAGTATAAAAGTATAAAAGTATAAAAGTATAAAAGTATAAAAGTATAAAAGTATAAAAGTATAAAAGTATAAAAGTATAAAAGTATATAAAAATAAAAAATTGATTAAGATATAATATATTTAATCAATAAATAAAATATAAATCTATTATACCGCGAATACAATATTATTAATTATATTTACTTATTAACCGAATCACTATGAATAATTCAAATAAAACGAACCAAACTGTGCAAAAATTTAATGTGCCTTATATACATTATGATATTAAAAATGTGCGTTCAGACGAAGCAATGTATCATATTAAATCAATTCTATTTGGAAATCAATTAACTGATAATGAAAATAGGTCTTGTGAGTGGAATCAATTTTTACAATGGTTGTTTCAATCATTACAATTTCGTCATATACATAAAATTTCAACTTATTTTAGTTATATTTCAGCTCCACATTCTGAAGAAATAACAAAAAAAGTAATTGGGTATGACGGATATTATTTTAAAATGACAACAAATAAATGTGGTGTAGATTTTATTTGGCATGATATTGTAAATAAACGTATTCTTTTTTGGGGTCCTACTTATTTTTCGGTGATTAAAGCAATGAATTCTATTCGTTGGCGAATAACGAAACAATATTCTATTCAGTCGTTGTTATTATCTAAAATGATGATGCAGCAGCAGCATAAAGAAGATTCGGAGCATAAAGAAGAAGATTCGGAGCATAACGATGATACGGATGATGAAATGCCTGCATTAATCTCAATGGGAAGTGTTCCTGATTATGAAAATGCCCAAATCAATTAAATAAAAAATATAAATAGGATTAGATTATAGATAGGATTATAGATTATAAATAGGATGATAGATTAAATATTTATAGTTATTTTACGAGGTTTAATATTTATTTCTTTTTTTTTACCTTGAACAACTAAATTTCCACTCTTTACCTCCAAATATTCATTTTTTAAAATATTGCATATAAATTTATATAAATCATATAATATTTGTTCACAACACTTACCAACAATTAATACACTGCCTGTACGAAATATCATAAATGATATTTTATGATAAGCTAATTTCTTATCGTCCTTATTATCCTTATTATTCTTATTGTCCTTAATATAATCCTGCATTTTTAATTCCTTATTATAATAGACCTCGCTTTGAATACCAGGATAAGAACATGGATCATATACACTATTAATATTATATTTATATTTAAGTTTTTCATACATTTTATCCCTATTCATAAAATAGCCACAATTAAAGTTTGAATTAATAAGAACTGTTTCATTTTTTTCTTCAATAAAATCTAAATCGTCGGAAACGTAGGGTTTTAAAAATGATACTAAAAGAGTTAATATTTGAATGAGACTTTTTGAAGATTTAATGCCCGGAATTTCTAATTTTCCAGTATTAAATACTTTTACATGTATTTCTTTATAATTATCCGCATCATTCGGTTTAATGCGTATAATTAAAACAAAACAGTTCATAAATGCACTCTTTTTTTTACAACGATAGCTTGTAATATCTTTTTTGCATATACCAATACTAATTTTTCTGGTATCTTTATAATTTGAATTTTTTGTTCCATCGTCACAATTATTATTTTTTTTTAATATCGTATCTTCAGTATAATCATATAATTCTTTTTTTTTCAATAATTCATTTAATTCCTCTTTAGATTTTGAAATAAATTTCATATTTTTTTTAACAATTCCTTCTTGTGGAGTCGAATAGGGTATAACTGGCAATTCCCAAAATACTTTAAATATATCAATCTTTGTATTTAAATATGAAATAATTGTGGTAGTTGAAATATATAAGTCAGAACATGGAGGAGCAGTGTTCTTAGATAATACATCACCGTCATCATCACTCCTAATACTGTTATCATTCACATCATTATTATATTGTGACTGTCTTTCTTGCTTTTTTTTATTATCTTTTTGAAATACATCTTCGTTATTATCACAAAAATTTTCCCATTCATTATTAACCCCATTATCATCATTATCACAAAAATCATCCCATTCATTTGACACAGCAGTATCACGATGATGATGATTGGTATTATTCATTTTACACAAAATACTATATATTTCTTTAAGTAACTATTACTATTTAATAAATAAAACAATATAAAATAATATATTTCAATTTTACTATTTATTAAACATATTATTTATTACATCTTTGGATATTTACAATGTCCAGGGTACCGTTACCTTTGTGACATTTAACACGTCGACAAGTCGGCATTTTAAATGTCCAAAGGTGTAACAAAAATATCATGAATTGTTAATCCTACAATTTTTTTAATATAAGTTGGATTAATATCTGGGTCATGTAATATAAATTCGATTAATGAAAACAATTTTTTTGAAATATATTTTGGTTGTTTACGTATAACGTAGTTAAAATATTTTTTTAAAATCATTTTAATTTCATTATTAAATTCCAATTCTAATTTTTCCATAAATTTAATTATGTTATTTGAATTATTTGAATTATTTGAATTAATAATTATAGCAGTAAACGTCTCCCATGTCTTATCGCATATAATATTATTATTATTTGATATATTATATTGATTTGATTGTATGTAATTTAACATACTTCTTACATCAGAATTATAAAATTCTTGTATTGATTCCAAATTTTTCATTGTTAAATTGATTTTTTCTTTTTCATTGATTACATTCAGAAATTGTATGATTTCGTTTTGTGGTAAATTATTAAAACGAATACGCATGACTTCATTTTGTAATGATTCATCAATCCGACTTATATAATTACATATTAAACAAAAACGAACATTTTTATTAAATGATTGTAATAAATAACGAAGTGCGTATTGGGCGGTTTTTGTCATATAATCAATTTCATCCAATATAACAAATTTAATTCCATTAATAAATAATGAGTTGGAATTTACAAATTGATTAATTTGGTTACGTATAATATCAATTCCACGTTCATCGGATGCATTTAAATGAATAATTAATCCTTTATTTAATTGATTATGTTTTTTTTGAAAATTATGTATTAAATTAATAATTGTTGTTGTTTTTCCTGTTCCCGGTGGGCCATATAAAAGTATATTGGGAAAATAGTCTTTGTTTAACATTGCTTCAATTATTTTTTTATTTATAGGATCCATTATTATATCATTAAAATGAGTTGGACGATATTTTTCAATCCATGGTGAGTTTAAATTATATAATTTATTCATTGATGGCAATAATACAAAATGTATATTTCGTTTTAAATTTAAATATAAAAATATATTTAAAATTAATTAATAAAGTAAAAATTGAATATAAATTATATATTAATAGTATAAATTATACTTTAACATAAATGGAAATAATAAAAATGAATGATAAAAACAATAATGATTCGGGGTATTTAGAATTAATTTCTGGACCGATGTTTTCAGGTAAAACATCTAAATTATTAAATTTACATAAACAATTTACAATTTGTGGAATGGATGTGCTGGTAATTAATCATGCGGATGATAGTATGCGTTATTCAACTACAAAATTATCAACACATGATCGAACGATGATACCTTGTATTATGGTTGACTCGTTAAGTAGTATAATAAATTTAACTAATAATGATGAAGAGACTAATAAACAAAATAATATGGATGATTTAAATAAACAAATTACTTTTAGTGAGTTTAATAAATATCAAGTTATTCTTATAAACGAAATACAGTTTTTTACAAAAGAATCCTTTGAATGGATTAAAACAGCAGTGGATAAATATAATAAACATGTTTACGTTTGTGGATTAGATGGTGATTTTCAAAGAAATCGTTTTGGAGATTGGCTGGAAACATTAATACCATTTTGCGATAACCATATAAAATTATACTCTTATTGTAGTAATTGTAAAAATAAAAAAGCAATTTTTACTTATAGAAAAACAGATGAAACTGCGCAAAAAATAATTGGATCGGATTGTTATATTCCAGTTTGTAGAGGATGTTATATTAAACTTGATAAATTTAATTAGGTTAATTATTTACTTTTAGTTTTAGTGGGAGTAATAAAGGGATAAAGGGATAAAGGGGTAAAGGGATAAAGTGTAAAACAAATTATGTTAAATCTATTTTTAAAACCATTTAAATTTTAAAAAGATAATTAATATAATAACAAACATGAATAAAAATATGTTAATTGCCGAATCTCCAGCACAATCAACAACATTAGCACCCACAACAATAGCATCAACCACTGATGAAATACAACCATCATCGCCACCACCAATTATAAAAAGAAAAAGACGAACAAAGAAAAGTTGTATGGAAGAGAAAAAACTAAATGAAGAGAAAAAACTAAATGAAGAGAAAGAGAAAGATACATCTACATCTACATCTACCGATGCATCTACTATAGTAGAGTCACCAACAAAAGAAGAAGACGATGCAAATATTACAGTAGAACCAAAAATATATAAAAAAAGAGGCCGTAAACCAAAAGGTGGTAAAATTATTATTGATCAACAACCGGTTATTAATAAACCGATAAATTCACATAATATTATTTTACATTTAAAATGCAATGAAAGTGATTTAAAAAAATCTAATAATAGTTCGATATTAAATAATGCAATTTCATACCAACCGACAATCCATACTATAGAAAATTACCAAAATGACGACAAATATTCAATTTACGAAACAGTAAATAATAATAATCATAGTTCCGAAATTAATAATAATAATCATATATTTTTTAATGGCAGCACCAATACGATTGATAATTCAATTGCTAATGAGTGTTCAATTGCTAATGCTAATGCTAATGCTAATGCTAATGCGAATGCGAATGCGAATGCGAATGCGAATGCGAATGCTAATGCTAATGCTAATGCTAATGTGAATGCGAATGCTAATGCTAATGCGAATGCGAATGCGAATGATAATGCGAATGCGAATGCGAATGATAATGCAATTATTACGAATGTTAATACGAACGTTCATATGAACCCATCAACCGATAAAGAAAACTCCAAAATTTTATGGGAAAAGATTAATAGCTTAATTATTAATTTACACAATAATACGTTGATTGACAAAAAATCTGATTGTTTTTGGTGCACTCATAATTTTGATAATCCTCCAATTTATATTCCAAAATATGAATTAAATGGAAAATACTATTGTTATGGTTGTTTCTGTAGCCCCGAATGTGCAACGTCATATTTATTTAAAGAATCGATTGATACATCAACAAGATTTGAACGATATCATCTTTTAAATTATATTTATTGTCAAATATATAATTATAAAAAAAATATCAAACCAGCCCCTGATCCTTATTACACATTAAATAAATATTATGGCAATTTAACAATTCAAGAATATAGACTACTTTTAAAAAATGAAAGATTATTAATTATAATTGAAAAACCCTTAACACATGTATTGCCCGAAATTCACGAAGATAATGATGAATTATCTTATAGTTCAAAATCTGTTATTTATTCAAATAAATTTAATTTAAAAAAATCAAGAAAACAAACAAAATCAGATATTATTTATGAAAATTTCAACATGAAAATGACAACATGAAAATGACCACATAAAAATGCCAATATAAAAATATAATTTATAAATTATATTTTTTTACATGATATTATATTTTTTTACATGATATTATATTTGGTTTTCACGCTTTTTGTGATTTGTAGTGTAGTGGGTAAAGCGATATAAAGGCGACCAGCGGAAAGGCTCGCATCCCATGTGGGGTAAATATTGTAGGGTCCCTCATCTCCGATATTCTTGATCCAATTAGGGCCAATATTGTTCATTTTGATTAATTGTGCTTTCGTATACATTTTCTGTTGTTGAGGTTTTGAATTATAATATACTATTTTTTATAATTCAATTTTTTGTTTTATTAAATTATAATATACAATAAAGTATTTTTTAAACTATATTAAATGGAACATACAATTATATATAACCTGAAATATTGATTGTTGTACATACCAATACGGAATTATATAAATTAGAATGAATAATAATAATAATAATAATAATAATAATAATTCAACTGTAGACAATAACATTCCAACCACTATTATTGATGATTATGTTACTACTATAACTGCTGATATTAAATCTTCTATTTATAATAATTTATTACCATTAATTGGACACATTAATGAAGCGAATAAAAAATATGATATTATTTCAACATTATTGAAAGAAATGCCCGAATTTAAAAATATTTTAGATGAAAATAATGAATTAAAAAATAAATTAAATCAATTAAATAACGAACAAGAAAATAATGTTTATAATGAAGGTATTAAATTACATATTTCGGATTCTAATATAGATGATATATCGCATGTAGTTGTATCTCAAAATGAGGTTACCTATAAAATAAAACAAATCTATAACAAAAATGAGATTGACTATACAGATGAGACTACAAATATACAAATGAATCAAAATAATGATTCAAGTGAGGAGGAAGAAGAAGTAGAGGAAGAAGAGCAAGAGGAGGAAGAGGAAGAAGAGGAGGAAGAGGAAGAGGAGGAAGAAGAGCAAGATGAGGAAGATGAGGAAGAAGAGGAAGAGGAGGAAGAAGAAGAGCAAGAGGAGGAAGAGGAAGAAGAAGATCAAGAGGAGCAAGAGGAGGAAGAGGAAGAAGAAGAGCAAGAGGAAGAAGTAGAAGAAGTAGAAGAAGTAGAAGAAGTAGAAGAAGTAGAGGAAGAGGAAGAAGTAGAAGAAGTAGAGGAAGAAGAAGAGCAAGAGGAGGAAGTAGAAGAAGTAGAGGAAGTAGAGGAAGAGGAGGAAGAGGAGGAAGTAGAAGAAGTAGAAGAAGTAGAGGAAGAGGAGGAAGAGGAGGAAGAGGAGGAAGTAGAAGAAGTAGAGGAAGAGGAGGAAGAAGAAGAAGAAGTAGAGGTAAATAATAAACCATTACATGAACGTAGTGCTAATATTAATACATATTCAAATGAGGAAGAAGAAGATGAAGAAGTTGAAGAAGTTGAAGAAGTTGAAGAAGAGGAAGAAGAGGAAGAAGTATTTATGATTGAATTAAAAAATAAAGGAAAATTTTATACAAATAATGAAAAAGATGGAACTATTTATAAGATAGACGCAAATGAAGATATTGGTGATGAAATTGGATATTTTAAAAATGGAAAACCATATTTCCAAAAATAAATATATCAAAAATAAATATTTTATTTAGAAAAATTATTATATAAATTAAATATAATACTGAATGAAAAATGATATAATAAATATATGGTCACTTGGTCATCTAATTGTATGGTTTATTTTAGGTGTATTTGTTTTTAAGAGTTGGAAGTTATTTATTATATTATCAATATTATGGGAACTTTTAGAATTGGTATTGCCGTTTGGGATTGCAAAAGAACTATGGTTAAATAAAATAACAGATGTAGTGATTAATGGTATAGGATTTGCAATTGGTATTAATATTCATACTATTTTAAAAACCCCTTATAAATAAAATATAATATTATTAAATTTATATAATAAAGAATAAAGTTAAGCATAATAATAATAATATGATACTTCAAACATTTTGCTCACCAACTATTTTAAATATAATATTTTCTTTAACACATATTATTATTGATATATTTAAAGGTTTATATAATATTGCGTTTATAAAATTTATTATGATGATAGGTTATTCGTTCTTATTAAATTTGTTATGTAAAAGAGGATTAACTGTAATATCTTGGTTTATTGTTTTAGTTCCTTTTATTACAATGACTATCATATCCACTTTATCACTTTATATGTTATATGAAACCAAAAATTCAAAAGATAAACCAAATTTTAATGTAGACTATTATGCTTGATTCTCATATACTTGATTCTCATATACTTGATTCTCATATACTTGATTCTCATATACTTGATTCTCATATACGCAATAAGATAAATCATCTTACCTATTTTTATATAATAAATAAAATGATTTAAAAAATTAAATATATACATATTAACCAGTACGGCGTATAAGTGCATAACGTAAATATGGATTGTTATTTATTATTAACAACATGTATATCATTAATATATTCTTTTTATATTACCTATAAACATGCAAAATTTATATATCCGGACCAAATTAATAATTTAAATATTAAAATAGCATGGTATTTAGCGTTATTCTATATATTATGTAATAAATTTTATAATAAAACAAAGGTTATTTTAGGCTTTTCCCTCGCAAAGCTTAATAATGAAAAAAAATATAGCATTACCTTTATTGAAAATGGTCTGAATGTGCATAATATTAAAACTAATACTATTAATTTTATTAAAGATGTTTTAATTGATTATGATATTATTTCATATGAATTTAGTTTAGAACATCATGATGGTAATATGAAAAAATGTTGTATTTTTACTAATATTCCAATTATATCAGAAGATTACTTTAAAAATATGAAACAAAGCAATATTAAATTTTTAGCACCACAATTACATATAAAGAATATAAATTTTCCGATTGTATTTAAGGATACCCCGGATATTTATTTTAAAAATAATATTTTATTTTGGAATAATTTTGCGAAATGGTATTTATTTAGTATGTATGACATAGTTAATGATAGTGATACAGATGATGTATTAAAAGAAAAAATTAAAATTATTGACCAAATTGATGATTTAGATTATTATATTAGTTTTATTAATAATAACATGGATACGATTACAGTAAAAAGCACTGAATATATTATTTTAAATGAATCAAGCTATGAAATTTGCAAGAATGATATATTTGAAGGTGAAAATGGTGAAAATGGTGAAAATGGTGAAAATGGTGAAAACAATTAAATATAAATTATTAAATAATATAAATAATTCATTATATATAATATATAATAGATATTAAATCTATAATGGAACTTCAATCATCAGCAGAATTGATTGAAACCCAAAAATCTTCAGGAAATACAACACCAATGCATAAATTATATGATAATTGGACATTATGGGCACATTTACCGCATGATGTTAATTGGGATGCGAATAGTTATAAAAAAATAGCAACATTGGATAGTTTAGAATCAAGTATTACTATTTTAGAAACTTTACCAGAAAAAATGATAAATAATTGCATGTTATTTTTAATGAGAAATACTATTCTTCCTATGTGGGAGGATCCTAAAAATGTTAATGGAGGTTGTTTTTCTTATAAAGTTAGTAATAAATGTGTTTCCAAAGTTTGGAAAAAATTATCATATAGTTTAATTGGAGAAGTATTAACTGAAGATAAAAAGTTAAGACCTAATATAACAGGTATAACAATCTCTCCTAAAAAAAATTTTTGCATTATAAAAGTTTGGATTTCTAATCGCGATAATCAAAATCCAGCGTGTATTAATGAAATTGAAGGAGGCATTCAACCAACTGGTTGTATATTTAAAAAGCATACATCATCATAAATTATAAATATTATAATAATTTAATTAAACCTTTATATCATATATACATTATTTTTTTAATAAATATAATAATCGGATTTTTAGTTAATTTATATTACTATAATCTTATAAAAAATAGAATGATTTAAGGTATTAAAATATATATTTTAATATATTTTAATATATTTTAATATATCCAGCATTGAATTGACAAATAAAAAACTATACCATCATATCACTACTATCAGTTTCATTTGAAATTGATAATACTACATTATTTTTTAGATTCATTTCATTATAAACTGATTCAATTATTTCAATAGGAACCGCATGTTCCATATTACTTATAATTTCGTTCTTTATAGGCAATCGTTTTTTTTGACTTTCAAATAATTTAATAAATTCTTTAACTTCATCTTTTTTATTTTTATTTTCAATTACTTTTTGGGCGATAGTTGTTATTAAGGGTTTACCTATTTTTTTCGTTGAAGGGACGGGTTCTTTGCGTTTATACAAATAAAATGCAGTTGTTTGCATCTCGCCGCAAATATCGGGTTTCTTTAGATCATTAAATAATTTCTGTTTAGTATTTAATTTTATTTCTAAACCATTTTCATCATATTCTGGTGTCCCACCAGAAAAGGTAGTAATAAATAAATTAATAATATAAGGCGATAATGAAGGACTGCTTTCAATTAATCGGTCAAATTCATCTTTTGAATGTTTTAATAATGAAAAAACAGATGTTCGTTCATCAGGTGATTTTGATATTTCTACCTTAATATTACGATAAAATTTCCCCCAAGCAATAGAACTTACGCGATGAGATTCATTTAATTCGCTTATTTTTAAATATTGCTGTATTGTTGTTAATATACCAGCAATTAAATTAATTGTACCAATAATCATTGTTGCAATATTAATATATTCCTCAGGAATTCTATCTTGAGCAAAATTCGCAGTTCCGGTAAAAGTGCTCATAATAATAACAGGTATGGTAAACCAAGTATTTTTTTTTGAATATTGAAGATGGGCTCTTTGATGCATCCATTTGTAACATAAAGCTTTATCCGCCCAATCGACTAAAATTGTTTCGTGTTCAGGCGTCCATTCAATATATTGTTGTATTTGCCCTTTACTGTCGGTTAACACATTATTAATACTGTCATTGTTATTTGCTGTGTTTGATTCAGGAGATATAGATATAGAAGAAGTAGTGTTCATTATGTATATATAATAATAATAATAATAATAATAATAATAATAATAATATATATATATAAAATGTCTTCTTTTGATTTTAATCAGGAAATTAAAACAATTAATAACAATTTTGATTGTATAAAAACATTGCGTTTGGATTTAAACCAAATATTTATTGAGATTGAAAATAAGATGAATGCATTATCAAAAATATATATAAAATTAATTAAAACGCACCAAAATATAGATTATACGTTCGGACTTGATTCATTTCATTTTCAAAATAGATTAATTGAGATTGAATATGAAAACATTAAACAAATTTTTAATAGTATAAATAACCGTATGTATTGTGAATATTATAAATTATACAAAATATTACAGGATTATATAAATACAGAAATTAAAGATGATAGTATTTTAGAACACATCCAGCATAAAAAAACATTTCCAAAATACAACGATATTGAACCTTTAAAAAAATATGAGTTTTCTTTAATTTTAGAAATTCAACAATTAATTGTAAAAATATTACAATTATTACATGAGCATTATACATCTAAACAAAAGGCATTAGAAACGAATTCATCACATTCTGCAATTGGAATAAATATAGAAAATTTAATTAATTATCAACATTATTCAAATACCTTATTAAGTGAAAAAATAAATATGTTTTGCCGGTATTTAATTGTTTTTTACAAACATCACAATAAATATATAAGCCGATTATTATTAAAGACTAAAATGATGTTAGGTATTGTAAATGAAGATATTAATTTAAAGCAAGGCTATTCCTTAACAACTCCTAATACTAATATATTTAATACTATGCAAATAAATAATGATGTTTGTTCAAAAACAGGAAATAGTCTAAATAATAATGAAATGATAGATAATAATGAAATGATAGATAATAATGAAATGATAGATAATAATGAAATGATAGATGATAGAATCAGCTCGCCTTCTATTGGCTCAATTAATGAAATAGATGAATCTAACATTAAAAAATATATAAATTACGATAACTCTCATAAAAATTTACAAGGTGAATTATTAAATATTATTGAAAGTAATCCTCAACAAAAACGCCCATCCCCTCCTAACATAGTTACATCTAACAATATTTCTATAACACCATTAAACATATAATTTATTCTTGTTCTATTTCCTTTTGGTATATTTCCTTTTGGTATATTTCCTTTTGGTATATTTCCTTTTGGTATATTTCCTTTTGGTATATTTCCTTTTTTTTGTGGCACGTTTCTTGGTCTGTTTTCCGCCAATTTGTCTTAATTTTGGTTTTAATTGTTGCATTTCAACCTCTCTTTTTAATTTTAAATACTTTTGGGTCTCTTTATTTTCATATCTCTCCCTCTCTTTTTCTTTTTTTTCTCTCTCTTCCTTTTTTTTTATCTTTTCTTTTTCTTTTTCTATTTTTTCTTTTTCTATTTTTTCCTTATACATTTTTTCTTTATATTCATCCGATTGTTTATAATCCAATACAACTTGATTCGGTTTTGAAAAAAAATCAACAGATACATCAAATAAATCTTTCATTTGATCTTCAATCATAGTTGATTTTTCAATGCATGATAATCTATTAAAATCATAGTTTGAAGGACCATTTATGAACGACCCATCTTTTGCGTCCATAAATGGTTTATTGTTTAATAAAGACAATTCAATATTAACTACATATTCGTAATCGCTATTAACTATATTTTTTAATAAAGTAATTGGTTTGTTAGGGTCTTCAGGTTTTGGTTTGGATGCATTTGTTTTTATTTGATATGTAAAATCCCTGTATCGTGTCTCATTTATAATTGCTACATGTTCTTCATGTATATTAATTTTTTCTTTTTTGGGGAAAAAAATATCTATTATAAATTTGATATTACTATTTATTATATGTTTTTTTTTTAAACTATATATTTCTTCTAATGGCATACTACGTATTATTTCTGTTTTCCATACTTTATTTTGTTTAGTAGGATCAGATATAAGTATTTTATTTCTACGAATCGTTTGTTTTTTCAATTTATCTTGTATTTCTTTACTGTATTTATCGTATTCAAGAAACGTATCTGCATTATCTAAACTAAGTGTTCCTTTGGTGGCCGCAATATAATTTATTAAACGTTTAAATAAAATCGGTGTTGTAAAAATGGCTTTATAATCTAAACCTACCTTGGCTTCTTTTAATAATGGCATTGTGATTTTTACATCTTCGGCAAAATAGATTGTATTATTCAATACATTTTTACTCATAGTTGATGGGGTATACTCAATTATATCTCCACGGGGTATAATAAAATCACCTTTGGTTAAAATATTAAAACGTAGAGTGCTTATCATTTGTATGTATGCGTATTTGTATAACTATATAAAATAATTTTATTAAAAAATTAAAAAATTAAAAAATTAAAGAATAAAGTATAATTTCAGGATTTCGTAAAAAAAAAGTTTTAAATCTCCCAAATAGTTTGGCCAAATTAATTATGTATGGAGTATCTCGTGTGTGGTATGAATTATTTTAATGATTTCCTGGTCGTCTACAAGATGAAAATACAATATTCATTTATAATATATTTTATATAATATATTATATATATGTCAACTAATACCCAAAATACCTATACCGAGGCTTTAACCGAAATTAATGACAGTTTTTTTTTATCAGTAAATGAATTAAAATTAAGTATGCCAAAATATTTTTTAAATCCAGATATTGACGCCTATTCAAATAAATATACTAAGGATATGCAATTTTTAAAAGAATCGCAAAATGATTTGTTTCTTTTACAAAATACGATTGAAAAGGATTTATTAATTCAAGACAATACGATTGAACAGATTAATACTCAACTAAACAGTTTAAAAAATAAAAATATAAAATTAAATAAAATAATAACAGACAATATCGCAAAATCTCATGCGGGTAATGGTGCATTGGCTGACACGATAGAAATATATAAACAGAATAATTCGGGTAATTGGTTGTTATTAATAGTTATATTAGGAACAATTTCTTATTATTATAAAAATAAATAAATTACTATTATATATATTGCTTTAAATAACAATGCCTGTGAATTTTGTTAATGATTTAGGTATAATTCCCAATAAAGGAACTGAAAATGAAAACAATAAAAATCTTTTACAAGGACAAAAATACAGAGATTATGCAAGGACCTATTTAGAAATAGCCAAGCCCCATTTAGCTATTTTAGATCAAACATATAATCCAAGTACCGATAACGCTAAAATGAATAACGCTAAAATGAATAACGCTAAAATGAATAACGCTAAAAAAATTAAACCATCATTAAAAAATAATCGTGATACATTTAAAGGTAATATGAATTCGAATTTAATTAAAAAACCAATAACTGATGCATCATTAAATAAAAAAAAAACAAATAAATTTTCATCATTAGAATTAAATTCAGATTATTATTATTTGTATATTTTTTTTATAGCTCTTTCTTGTATTCTTTTATTTTTAATATTAGAACAGTTTGTTTCAATTTCCTGTAATCATATTTTATTAGTAATTGTATTAATAATTGTATTTATAATTCCATTCGCATTGTCTATTTAAAAAATATAAAAATATGATTGTTCGATGATAACAATAATAATAATAATAATAATAATATATTAATATATATATTATTATATAACAATTAAATAATGTCAGACACTGAATTTATGGAGAAACAAAAAGAACTGGAATCATTAATATCACAGTATACAAATACGAACACAAGTTATATTGAAAATCTAAAAAATAATAATAATAGTTCAGCAGAAATTAATCTAAATTTATTAAATAAATTAAACTCGCTTATATTAACACATTTATCTGAAAATGAAGGAATACTTTCAACAAATTATTTAAAAGGAATTCAACACCAAGAATTAGTCAAAGAAAACAACGAAAAATTTAATATACTTACTAATAAATTAAATATTGAAAGAGAAAAAATAAGACTTATTTTAGAACAAAGAAGTGATTTAAATGGCACAAAAGAATACACAAGCATAAACACAAAAAGTAATAAATATAAATATGTCTATTATGCATTTTGTGCAATTATTTTAATTATTTTAATTATTAAAGCATTCATGAGTTCTGATGTTGGAATGATTGATAATGTGATATTAGTTTGTATAATACTTTTATTAATATACCATTTTTTTCCGATAGTTATACATTACATAACAGATAAACTAAAATTATTATTTCATAAATTTATTAAAATGTAATACAATGTAATAAAAAATAAACAAATAAATAAACAACAAATTATTATTAATATTATTAATATTATTAATATTATTAATATTATTAATATTTTCTTATAGCCCATTAGAGCGTAAATTACATTAGATTAGATTAGATTAGATTAGATTAAATATCCAATTCATAATCGTCGCCATGAGCACCAGTATCAACTGAATTAATGACTTCTGCATTATTTTGAATAGTGAGATTGGTTGTATTACACGTTTTATCACTAATCGCCATAGCTGTAAATAAATTTTCAATTTTATCAACATCTGGTACATTGTCATCCATATCACCTTCTATCTCATCCTGTTCCTGTTGTTTTTGAAGTTCATTTGCTGCATTTAATTCTATAAATTTATCAATATCTAATACGACCTGAAATGCACTTGTTCCAAAATAGCCTTCTTGGCCACACATAATATTCGCTGAAACACCACGCATATTGTCAAGTTCAGCATGACGTGCTGCTTTGAAAAACATTTCAGGTGTTTCTTCAAAGGACGCTTTTGCGATAGGACCGATATTATCTTTATTAATGCCATGACGGAAAATAGAAACCATCCCATTTGAATCATTACATGTCATTCGGTCACACAATACACTTAAGTGATGGTAATTAATATATGCTCCATCAAATTCAATTACTTCCGAAATTTCATTTAAAATAGATTGACGGGCAGCTTCAATCCCAAGAACATTATAAATTTCTTGTATAGAATTTGTATAGGTTCGCGACGTATCAATATAATCAAGGCTTAATAAATGAATTAAATTTGTTCCAACAGTATCAATGACCCACGATTCTTTCTTAATATAAGAACCATCGTCTTTTACCATATTATCAATAATTTTACGAGGAATAACTTTTTTAATATTTTTTACGCCTCTTAATACAAGATTGTTTAATAATTGTTCTTGAAAGGTTTTCAACATGTATATTTCATCGGATTGGTCTAATGAAAAGGGTTTTTCCTTTAATTTTTTCTTGGTGATTGCATTTAAACGAATACGAAATATTAATTGGTCGCTATTGTAATCCGAAAATACACACGTGATTGTATCTTTATATGAATTTTTAATTGCATAATGAATATCATTCATAGTTAAATTTTTATCTAACATCTCTTCAATATTTAATTTAATACGGATAATCCATTTAGATTTTTCCGTATTTTTTTGGTCAGCTATTTCTGCGCATTCATCAATCATAGATTCAAAATTATTATACTGCTCCATAATAGCGGTATCTTCTTTGATTAATGTCTTTTTATCGTCGGGGTCAAAGCAGATTTGAATAGTATCGACCACCTCACGAAACAAAGTATGTTCAATTCTATGTAACATTTTTTTAGCATTTTCTTGTTCTAATTCTTCATTTTTATGTAAATAAATGGTGCATGCGGGTTGTTTGGGATTTTCGGATAACGACAAGATTTCTTCAATTCTTGGTAACCCACGCGTTACATTTGATTTACTTGCTACACCAGCAAAATGAAATGTATTAAGCGTCATTTGTGTGGTTGGTTCACCAATTGATTGTGCTGCAATCATACCCACCATTTCACCCGGAGCAATAATTGATTGTTTATATGAAACAATGATCATATCAGTTAGCATAATTAATGCTTTTTTATTGAATCGCTTAACCATCAGCAAATCTTTTACATTCAAATAGTAATAATACATTGCTTTAAATAATACATTCGGCTTTACATAATGAATTGTTTCAAGTGTTTTATAAGCATTATCAATGATATTCATTGCTTCAAGAGGCGTAATACCAATAAATGAATTTACATTAATTTCTAATTGCCCTTGAATATTATTTATAATATGATAAAATGAAACTGGAATATTTACTTTATTGTTGTCCTTATTGGAAAATATATATTTTAAAATATCATCTCTTACAATAATCATCTCACTAATAAGTAATTCAATTCTTTTAGACAACTCCTTATTTTGTTTGTTCATACGCGTAATAACATCCTTAGCATAATATTGAGTATAAATAGATTTACTTCCTTTACTATTATTAGGAGGTAGTTGAAAATGTGTATATATTTCTTCAATAGTCATTTGAACTAAGGGCATTGTTTGGCTTTCGACCTTTACAGGGTCAAACCCGTCCTCTCCATAAGAGAACTGAATAATTTTTCCTTGATTGTTACGCACAGTCATATCATAATCGACTTTTAAATCCTCCAAACCTTTAATAAGGCGGCGTTGAATATAACCTGTTTGAGATGTTTTTACTGCAGTATCAATAATACCAATACGACCACCCATCGCATGAAAGAATAATTCTTGCGGTGTTAAACCCGAAATAAATGAGTTTTCTACAAATCCACGCGCGGCTGGCGAGTCATCGTATTTAGTATAATGGGGTAGTGTTCGATTATCAAATCCATAAGGAATACGTTTATTATCCACATTTTGTTGTCCTAAACAAGATACCATTTGAGATATGTTTAATTCACTTCCTTTTGAACCTGCATTAACCATAATGACAAACCGATTTAATTTATCAAGACTTTCGCGTCCAATTTTTCCTGCGTCATTTACTGCACGACTTAAAATATTATTTATTTGGGTTTCAAATTCTTCCAGGTCTGTTTTTCCGGTCTTATTTTGAAAAATACCCAAATGCGTTTGGTCAATTAAATTCTTTACTTCCATTTGTTTTTTTGAAATTACATTTGAAATCGCTAAGTTTGTTTCATTATTAGCAATTAAATCACTAATTCCGACACTATATGCGCTTGTCTTCATGTATTCCGTAATAATATTTTGTAAATTATCAATAAAGTTTGAAGATGCTTTATTGCCAAACCCATTGCATATACGCTGGATAAGACCATTGCCGCCGCCACCCAATACACTCTTATCTAATTGCCCGCGGGTATAGTTCCCGTTACTTATATCTAACACGGCATTAGATGTTTTATAATTATCTTTATCATTAAAACGCTTGGTTTTATATTTTAAAGAAAGTGGAGGCATAATTTGGGATAAAATTTCAAAACTGGAAATGGATGATTTTTTAATTAATTCAGTGTAATCTACTTTATCATAAGACATAAGAAGATTCATCGCTTGTCTTGGATTAAAATTGATATTTTCACGCGTAAATCGGTAAGAACCAAGCAACGAATCTTGGAAAATACCGACAATAGAATTATTATTTGCAGGACTAATAATTTGCCATGGAACCGCAGCTAAATGTTTTAACTCTATTTCACTTTCAACGTCTTGGGGCATATGCAAATTCATTTCATCTCCGTCAAAATCTGCATTGTATGGTTTCGTATCCGCTACATTCATACGAAAGGTGTCGCCAATCGGCATAATTTTTGCAATATGGCCCATCATAGACATACGATGAAGTGTTGGTTGCCGATTAAATAAAACAGTATCCCCGTCCATCATATGCCGATGCACGATATCACCGTGTTCTAATTTAATTGAATCGATATCAACATATCTTAACGAAATTTTGTCGCCATTCTTTTTTTCAATGATTTTTGCTCCAGGATGCACATCAGGCCCATTTTGAATTAATTTTTGTAAATACTGTTTATTTAATTTATTAACTGTAACTGGTTTCGTAATATTTTTGGCAATTTTAAGTGGAACACCTAATTCCTCCGCACTTAAATTCGGGTCGGGTGTAATAACAGTACGTGCGCTGTAATCAACACGTTTTCCCATAAGATTTCCACGAACCCGTCCATGTTTACCATTTAAACGCTCCTTGATTGATTTTAAGGGGCGACCAGAACGCTGTGCCATCGGTGCAGCACCTGGTATTTTATTGTCAACCATTGTGGCGACATAATACTGCAATAAGGTAGTCCAATCATTAATAACATTCGCACTTGCATTTAATTGAATTTTATCTTGTAATGTTTTGTTTGCTTTAATAATACTAACAATAATATGACTGATATCGTCCTCACTTCTTTGCTGTGAGTCGTGTTTTACAGAAGGACGAACTGCGGGTGGCGGAATTGCCAAAACTTGACAAATCATCCAATCAGGGCGGGACCAGGTTGGACTAAATCCCATGAAAGAAACATCTTCATCGGAAATGCGTCTAAAACACTTTAAAATAATTTCGGGCGTCATTACCATTTTTAATGTGTCTGATGAATCATCAGTTAAACCTTCAATATTATCCCATTCGGCAATAATTGTCGCAATACCTTCTTTTTTAATTTTATTGGGTTGTTTGCAACCACAACCGTCGTCAACATCCTCCCCGCATCTTTTAATTTTTTTACATTTTTCAAACACACTATCCCATCTATGTTCGGCAGATTTATCCAATAAATGTTTATATTTATTTTTACTAATTAATAATTTACTGCATTTAATGCAAACACATTTAATGATTTTTAAAATAATAGTTAAATATTGAATATAAAATAGCGGCCTTGCTAATTCAATGTGTCCAAAATACCCAGGTGTTTGGATATAATTAAGACCATCTGTCGGACATAAATATCCTGGTTCAAGAACACCCATGCGTGGGTCAAATAAACCATTAATGACAGGTTTATTATTTATATATGTATCTCTGCTGGTAATTTCAGCTACAGAACCTTTCCTAATTTCTTCTGGTGATAGAATACTAAATTGAATCGCAATAATTTTAGCGGCATTTTGTTTTTCAATAATTCCTTTTGTATGTTGATCCATTCTTATAATACGTAAATAATATTTAGATTGTTTTTAATAATTGATAATTTAATCAATTTTTCAATAAATTGATACAAAAATATATTATAACTTATCTTATACAATACATTATAGATTTTATATATTAAATATAAATCTTTAAATAAATATAAATCTTTAAATAAATATAAATCTTTAAATAAATATAAATCTTTAAATAAATATAAATCTTTAAATAAATATAAATCTTTAAATAAATATATAAAATGGAAGATAATAAGGATAATAAAAAAAATGATAATAAAGATAATAAAAAAAAAACGGGTAAAGACAAGGAAATAAATAAATCTGCGTCTACTTCTCCCTCAGTTTCTGCTTCTACCTCTCCCTCTCCCTTAGTATCTGCTTCTACCTCTCCCTCTCCCTTTACTTCTTTAAAAAAAATAGAAAAATCTGGAAAAAATCAAAAAATTCCTACAATACCCGAAAATTCTTCAACTACAAATCATACATATTATACAAGAGGTAAAAGCATTAATAATAATAATAATAATAATAATAATAAAAAAAATACGAAATCAGGCGGGTTAAAAACATCTGAAAAGAATGATAATGAAAATGATATTAATGTAAAAAACTATAGACAACTTTTAGCAGAATTATTTCCTTCTAAATATATTGAACAAAAAGTAAATGATACTGATCCAACTACTAAATTAGGAGATTCATCACTATCACCAACAAAATCATCCAAAAATAAACAATTATCAACTACAACACATAATACTATTGCCACTATACCACTCAAAAGTAAAAATAAAATATTAAAAAAAAATAATTACGATGAGGTTGTTGATAACATTGTCGATGAAATCATGGATGAATATTTAGCGAATGAAAATATCAATTCAAATGAATGTTCGGATGATTCTTCTTATACTGATGTTAGCACATCAGATGACTATTCTGACGAAAGTTCGGATGACTATTCTGACGAAAGTTCGGATAACTATTTGTATAAAAAAAAGAATAATAATTTTAAAATAAAATCATCGTCTTCGGGTAAGAATAAAAATCAAGATAAAGATATGCCTACTAAATTTAATATTATATTTACAGTTGGTGGTGATAAAAATTATAATGACGACGAATATGATGATGACTATGATATTGATGACGATTATGATTCTGATTATAGTGATACAGAATGCAGTGATGATACCGAAGACGAAGATAATAATAATGATAGTTATGATGAAAATGAAGAGATAGCGGATAAGAATGCATTTATTAATTTTCATAAAATGATTTCAAATTTACCTGAAGCTGATCGAAATAGTAAAGTAATTAAAGAAATGGTTCACGATATGAATGAAAAAGAAACTGAATTTACCAAAACACAAGAAAAAAGAAATAAAAAGAAGAAATTAAAAAATACTAAAAAATTCAGTAATCTACTTAAAGAAAAAAATGTAATGAACGATGTTCGGTTTTTTAAGGAAAATATGTCTCACGAACAACAATTAAATGTAATAAAACAGATTGAAGAAATTAAGAAATTTTCGGATGTAGAAAAACCATACCGTTTATTATTAATTGAATCTGATATCCCTACGGCGTTTAAAGCCTGTGCGTATAAAAAAATTAATACCTTAAAATATATGGAACCTGGAGCAGGTGAATATTATAAAATTAAAAATTGGGTTGATACGTTTATGCAAATTCCGTTTAATAAATATAAATCATTACCAATCACTTATGCCGATGGTGTTGATAAATGCCACGATTTTATGGAGAATGCAAAACAGATATTAGACAATGCGGTCTATGGCTTAAACGATGCAAAATTACAAATTATGCAAATGATCGGACAATTACTGGTGAATCCAACTTCCGTTGGAACGGCCATTGCAATTAAAGGACCGATGGGAACTGGAAAAACAACCTTAATTAAAGATGGCATTAGTAAAATTTTAGGACGTGATTTTGCATTTATTGCGCTCGGAGGTGCAACTGATAGTAGTTTTTTAGAAGGACATTCCTATACATATGAGGGATCGTCGTGGGGTAAAATCGTTGATTTTATTATTCGGTGCAAATGTATGAATCCAGTAATCTATTTTGATGAATTAGATAAAGTTAGTGATACTCCACGCGGGGAAGAAATTATTGGAATTCTTACCCATTTAACCGACACTACCCAAAACAATAAATTCCATGACAAATACTTTGCAGAAATTGATTTTGATCTTAGTAGGTGTCTCTTTATTTTCAGTTATAACGACGAATCCAAAGTAAATCCTATTCTACGTGACCGTATGTACCGTATTCATACAAAGGGATATGACCAAGACCAAAAAACGATTATTTCAAATAATTATTTGTTACCCACAATTCAAAACCAAGTTAAATTTAATACAGACGATATTGTAATACCCAAGGATACACTTCATTACATTATTACAAATCATACCGATAAAGAAGATGGTGTTCGTAATCTAAAACGGTGTCTTGAAATTATTCATACGAAACTAAATTTATATCGTTTAATGAAGCCTGGCACGAATTTATTTGAAAATGATTTATCACTTAAAGTTGAATTTCCATTAACCGTCACAAACGAAATGGTAGATCAACTTATTAAAAAGAATAACGATAATGGTGCTTGGCTCGGCATGTACTCTTAACTATACTCATTACTCATTACTCATTATTATTAAAATAAAAAAAATAACAATTTTCATTTTTTATTTTATTTTATTACGGGTTTTGTCCCATTTTAAATCTTCAAGGGTGTAAATTACTTATTTCTTAATGATATATTTTTATTTTAATTGTTGTAGTTAAAATAAAAATAATAAAAAATAAAAAAACTTACCTGTAAGTTTTTTTATTATTTTTTATTATTTTTTATTATTTTTTATTATTTTTTATTATTTTTTATTATTTTTTATTATTTTTTATTATTTTTTATTATTTTTTATTATTTTTTTTATTATTCTATTGAGAACGCTCCCACAACTGCCGATTGACTTCCAATGGAACCTCGTCCAGCAATGCTTGTTCCAATCGGCGCATCAAATGACGGCACGCGCATTTGCAATCATCCCATCCTGGTATCGGTTGCGTGTGAATATCATAATCCGGTTCGCGTTTCTTTTCTTGGCAAAGAGGGCGACGCGACTGATGCTTCGCACAACATTTGCATTCCATGAGGACTCTTCGCATCCGGATCATCGCCAAATTTGGGATTTCCATCATATCGCGCAAGAAGTTCACGAAACATAGGTTGCTCATTCCAAGATTCGGCAAACTCTTCATTGTTTGTCTGAACTCAATAACGAGTTCTTTGTAAGTTTCAAAAATTTCTTCTAAGGAAGGTTTTAAATTAAACCCAGTTCGTAAGGTCTGTGCGACAGGACTATTACGCACTTCTATCGCAACAAACATCCATGCCAACGCCACATGTTTCGGGTCAACTTTTGTCCTGATGTTTTCCATTTTTTTGTGTCGTTTATTTTGTTTGGAGAGTTGGGGAGTTTGTGTGGTGGGTTGTGGTTGTGATATGGGTTTGGATGGAAGCGGACTACGGAAGACGTATTCTTCTTCTTTTTTTACGTCGTCGGTTATGTGAAGGGTGGTGATGTCTGGAATATCATCAACGCCGACCACGTCATAAAGACCAGGACCATCCACGGGGGAATCGTCTCTACGCCACTCGGGTGTAGCTTGTGTGGTCGAGGAGGGAGAGGGAGAGGGAGAACTGAAATAATTGGAGTTTGGTGTGTCTGCCATTTCGTTTGCTTTACGGTTGCTTTTGCTTTACGGTTGCTTTTGCTTTTGCTGTTTTCTTTAATTCGTCGCTGTAGTTGGTTTGGTTAAGGGTTACCTTATAATCTAACCAAAAAAGCATTTCAATTTTTTAGCTTTTTGTTATGTAAATAACCACTATGATAAATAAATAAATATTAATAAATAAATATTAATAAATATATAAATAGTAAAGGATATATATTAAAGGATATATATGATATTAAATATATATTAATAAATATATATTTAATACTAAATGGATAGTAAGGACGTTAATAATCCAAAGCCAAATCCAAAGCCAAATTCAAATCAAATTCCTGAGGTTTTATATAATTCATTAAATGAATTATTATTAAAATATAATTCGAATGAATACATTACAGGTAGAATTTATAATTATATAGAAAATATATTGCCATCTACATTAGAACAGGATGAAATAAATTACAATCAACGTCAAGAAAGAAAGAAAATATTAGAATTAGAAAGAGATGAATTTACAAGTAAATTTCTTCTTTTAAATAAATATTATTATACATCTCAGAGAGAATTATTTTTATTATACGATGGAACCCATTTTATTCCTTATAGTGAGGATGACATTCAACATCAAATATTATCTGGTATAACAAGTCAAAAGAGTGATAAAAATTTAATGGTTTGGAAACGTAAAATAAAAACAAATATAATTAAATTAATTAAAGAAAAATCACCATTAAATGCAATTCCTGAATCATCTACAATACAATATGTAATAAACAGTATTTATCCATCCATATTTCCATCAAGAAATACGGCAAAGTATTTCCTTACAATAATAGGCGAAAGCATTAATAATTCAAACAATTCAAATATAATAATCCCTCCACCATCCAACAATAATAATAACAATAATAACAATAATAACAATAATAACAATAATAACAATAATAACAATAATAACAATAATAATAATAATAATAATAATAATAATAATCTTATTTATATTACATCTCCTACTTTAAAACAATTTATAACTGAAATTAATAATCAATGTTCTACTTTTTTTGGTATTTCTAACAGTTTAAGTAACATTAAATTTAAATATTATGATCACGCTTATGTAAAATGTAGATTAATCAACTGCAATCCAATAAATATAAATAATACGAATTCACCGTCGGGTATGTCATCCTCGTCATCAACATTTTATACTAACGATAAACACAAAATATTATTTCCCGAAACAACAACCGGTTTAATTAAAAATATGATTGATTTATTATGCGTTGCATCACATTACTCCCATAGATATGGTTCTGCGGATAATTTTTTAAAACAATGCTCAGAAACAAAATTAATTGACCATGCTTTATATTTACATAAAAATACCTTAAATGAGATTGTAGATAATTTTATTAATAAAACAATTACCCCATGCATTTCTTCAAAAATATATTATAAAAATATGTTATTTTTATTTAAAAAATTTTTAGAAGAGAGAAATGTTCCAAATATTGCATTTCATGAATCCTTAAAAACATTATTTAAAGAAAAATTTAAATATGATGACAATGAAGAATGTTTTATTGATATAACCAGCACCCAATTACCAATCGTATCTAATTTTATTACTTTTTGGGATTCTACCATTAGTGAGGATAGTTATGATGAAGAGCCCGAATTAGAAATTGATGAAATTATTACACTATTTAAGGTGTGGATGGAAAAAAATAAAATATCATTTAATCGCGGACACATGGATATTAGCGAGACTGTATTATTAGAACTTATACGGCATTTTTATCCCGATATTATTATAGAAGATAATAAATATTTAATGCACATTAAATGCAGTTTATGGAATAAACGTGTAGAGATTTTAAACTCACTTGCACTATTTAAATTAAAATGCAGTCAGGATAATAATGAATCTTTTAAATCATTATACGAAGCCTATGAATTTTATGCAACTAATAACAAGCATCAATGTATGGCAAGTAAAAAAGATTTTGAAAAAATTGCATCTGATATTATTGACGATATACATATAGATAATGATGGAATCATCTCTCCCATGTGGTGGAA